GCTGAAGTCGGCCAGTATTCCCAATGATCGGTTCTTGAAGACGGACTTAATTTCGCCTATGATGAAGCCTGATTCACGGGGTACGATCTTTTTGGAGTCGAAAAAAGACATGAAGGCGCGTGGTTTGGCCTCACCGGATGCTGCTGACGCTATTTGCGTGACTTTTGCGTTTCCCGTGGCGCATCGGGGCGAGTACAATGCGCGCACAACCACCCGCCGAACGTATTCAGACACTTCGGCCAACACATCTTGGATGGGAAGCTAGATGGCAACGAAAAAAACTGTTTCTTTGTCTGTCGGACGCGGTGAAAAACTGCCCGTATCCAAGGGCGCTGGCCTGACCGAGAAGGGTAGAGCCAAGTACAACGCTGCGACTGGCTCAAACCTCAAGGCGCCAGCCCCGAACCCCAAGACCAAGGCAGACCAAGGCCGTAAAGATTCATTTTGTGCAAGAATGGGCGCCGTAGCGGCCAACGCCAAAGACGGCGAACGCGCTAAAGCAGCCCTTAAACGATGGAAGTGCTAATCATGGCAACAAAACCTGGCCTCTACGCAAACATCCACGCAAAGCAAGCTCGTATCAAAGCTGGCTCTGGCGAAAAAATGAACAAGGTTGGCAGCAAAGCTGCGCCGACCAAGCAAGACTTTATAAAGTCGGCTAAAACTGCAAAGAAAAAATAATGTCTAACACCAAAGCAACTGGCGTTGCATACCTAGACCCAGAGTTCACCACTTGCTATGCCAGTGAAGAAATTGGCTACGCTCTTGCCGGACAAGGCGCGGTAACTCAAGAGACAAGCAAGTCAACTGGCGTCACGCTCGATGCGAGCATGGGCCGGATCACAACAAACAGCGCAACGCTCAATACGTTGACCAATGTAACTTTCACGCTGACCAACAGCTTAATCAGCGTAAAAGATGTGATTATTTTGAACGTAAGTTCTGGTGCTACATCGGGCGCATATAACTGCTGGATCAGCAGCATGAGCGCGGGCACTTGCACAATTACGTTGCGAAACATCAGCGGTGGCAATTTATCCGAAGCTGTCGTAATCAACTTTGCGATCATTCACGGAGCGTCTTAATTATGCCGCTTGTCAAGTCAAAAACACCCGAAGCCTTTCGCAAGAACGTCAAGGCCGAAGTGGCTGCTGGCAAGCCTGTGAAGCAGGCCGTGGCAATTGCCTACTCGGTTAAGCGCGAAGCAGCAAAGAAAAAGAAATAACATGGCAGACCCAACAGGCATAGTCGCCGCCGCAGCCGTAGCTGTTGGTGGTTCGGCCAAAGACAAAAGCAATGCGGATGTTTTGGCTACCGCCCGCGCCCGTCTGGACATGGCCGTGTCGGCGCTGTCTGAGTCGCGTGAGGACGAAGTTGATGACCTGAAGTTCTACGCTGGCTCGCCCGATAACCATTGGCAGTGGCCTGCGGATGTGCTGGCAACTCGCGGCGCGGTGCAGGGTCAGACGATCAACGCACGGCCGTGCCTGACAATCAACAAGCTGCCGCAACACGTGCGCCAAGTGACAAATGACCAGCGGCAAAACCGCCCTGGCGCTAAAGTCATTCCCGTGGATGACAAGGCTGACGTGCAAGTTGCTGAAATCTTTAACGGCATGATCCGGCACATTGAGTATCTGTCGGACGCTGATGTGGCCTACGACACGGCCTGCGAAAACCAAGTGTCCTACGGCGAAGGCTACTTGCGCTTGCTCACAGAATATTGCGACGACAACACTTTTGACCAAGACATCAAGATTGGCCGCGTCCGTAACTCGTTCTCGGTCTACATGGATCCAATGATCCAAGACCCGACTGGCGCGGACGCTAAGTATTGCTTCATCACCGAAGACCTGACCCGTGCAGAGTACGAGCGTCAATACCCAGACGCAGCGCCTATTACCACCTTGCAATCGCTGGGTGTGGGCGATCAGTCAATCAGCAACTGGCTCAACGAAGACACGATCCGTGTCGCTGACTACTACTACATCGACTACGACCGCGCTACGCTGAACCTGTACCCTGGCAACGTAACCGCCTTTGACGGCAGCCCCGAGGACAAGCAACTAAAAGCCATTTACGGCAAGCCCAAGAAAAGCCGCGAGTCTGACCGCCAAAAGGTCAAGTACTGCAAGATCAACGGCTACGAAATCCTTGAGCAACGCGATTGGGCGGGCAAGTACATTCCTGTCATTCGCATTGTCGGCAATGAGTTTGAAGTCGATGGCCGCTTGTACGTGTCGGGCTTGGTGCGTAACGCCAAGGATGCCCAGCGCATGTACAACTACTGGGTTTCACAAGAGGCCGAGATGCTGGCCTTGGCCCCGAAAGCGCCATTTATCGGCTATGGCGGGCAGTTTGAGGGCTACGAAGATAAGTGGAAGACCGCAAATACGACCAACTGGCCGTATCTGGAGGTCAACCCAGACGTCACAGACGGCCAAGGCGCTGTTTTGCCACTGCCAGCTAGGGCGCAGCCACCAATGGCTTCTAGCGGCCTGCTGCAAGCCAAAGCGGGCGCTTCTGAGGACATTAAGTCCACAACCGGCCAATACAACGCTTCTTTGGGCATGGGTTCCAACGAGAGAAGCGGCAAAGCAATCTTAGCGCGTCAGCGCGAGGGCGATGTGGGCACCTACCACTACGGCGACAACTTAGCCCGTGGTGTTCGGCACGTAGCCCGCCAGCTTGTGGACTTGATCCCGAAGATTTACGACACCCAGCGCATTGCTCGCATCATCGGTGAAGACGGTGAGACTGAGATGATCAAGATCAACCCTGATCAAGAGCAGCCGGTCAACAAGATTGTGGACGAGCAAGGCATTGTGATCGAGAAAATCTACAACCCAAGCGTTGGCAAGTACGATGTGGTAGCAACGACTGGCCCAGGCTACGCGACCAAGCGTCAAGAGGCGTTGGAAGCAATGGCTCAACTGCTGCAAGGCAACCCACAACTGTGGGCAGTGGCTGGCGATCTGTTTGTCAAGAACATGGACTGGCCTGGCGCTCAAGAGATGGCAAAACGCTTTGCCAAGACCATTGATCCAAAGCTGATGAGCGATGGCGATGACAATCCAGAACTTCAAGCCGCGCAACAGCAGATGCAGGCGATGGGCCAAGAGATGGAGCAGATGCACCAGATGCTCACGAATGTCGGCAAGTCCATTGAGATGCAAGACATGGAGCGCAAGGACTTTGAGGCTGAAGTCAAGCTGTACGAGGCCGAAACCAAGCGCATTGCTGCGGTGCAGGCTGGCATGACTGAGCAACAGATTCAAGACATTGCAATGGGCGTTGTTGCTGCGGCGATGGAGTCACAAAACACAGTGAACCAGATGCCTGAGATGCGTGAAGAATCTATGCCTATGGAGATGACGCCCCAGCCTGAAATGATGCCTGAAGGCGAAATGATGCCACCACAAGGAATGCCACAATGAAACCCGCTGACTTTATAGGAATCTTGTTCCTAGCCCGTGATGTGACGCACAGCGTTCACCTGAACACCCGCAGCTTTAGCAAGCACGAGGCGCTCAACATTTTCTATAACCGCATCGTTGGTGCGGCTGATGATTTTGCCGAAGCCTACCAAGGCCGAAATGGTTTGATTGGCCCAATCACCCTGCGCTCGGCAAAGAAGACCACCAACGTTATTGAGTTCTTAGAAGAATCGTTGGCTGAAATTGAAGGCGCTCGGTACAATGTCTGTGATAAATCAGACTCATCGCTACAACAGTTGATAGATAATATCATTGAGATTTATCTACGCACTTTGTACAAATTGAAATTTTTGGCATAAGGACGCACATAATGGCCGTGACTCTTTCATTGTTTGCTGGTGCAGGCGCTCAATTTTTTGACAACAATGGCAACGTGTTGTCCGGCGGCAAGATTTACACGTACTTTGCGGGCACTACCACCCCACTGGCTGCGTATACATCAAATAATGGCTCTGTTTTTCACACCAACCCAATCATTTTGGATTCTGCCGGTCGTGTGCCAAGCGGTGGTGAAATCTGGTTGCAGCTTGGAATTGGTTACAAGTTTGTTCTTAAAACATCAACTGATGTCTTGATTGCCACATACGACAACATCCCATCGTCTGCGCAGCCGCCTGCTGTGAATGATGCCGATTCCATCCTGTACGAACAGGGTTACACCGTTACGGCGGGCAGTTTTGTTGTGGGAAGAATTTACCGAATTGCGTCTATTGGTACAACTAACTTTACCTTGATTGGCGCAGTAAACAATATAGTCGGAACTCATTTCATTGCAACAGGTGTTGGCACTGGTACAGGTACAGCAGAACTATCTCAAACTGTTGAAACCAAACTCCGCGAAACCGTCAGCGTCAAAGACTTCGGTGCTGTGGGGGATGGGGTGACGAATGACACCGTTGCAATCTACAACGCCATTCAGCACATCAATGCGCTTGGCGGTGGCACGTTGGTTTTTGAACCGGGTGCTACCTATTCGGTGTTGTGGTTGTGGGATAGTTACCCTGCTTTGGGCGTTCGATTTCAGGATTGTAAAGGTGTTCGACTGATTGGCAATGGTTGCACTATTGAAATCAGAGACGGCGCTCGTTGTGGAATACATGATGGAGTTTTTAAGGACGAGGGGTATGGGTTCTTTTTCCGCCAATGTGAAGACGTTGAGGTCACCGGATTTTTGTGGGATGGCAACAAGGCCAACGTAAATTACGGGACTACTGATGGAAACTGCATCGGTTTGTTTTTGCAATCTAACAAGCGCGTGTCAGTACGGAACTGCACGTTTAAAAAGTTTGCCACTGACGGTGGCTTGACAAATGACGGGCCTCTTGAAATCAACAACGAGGACTTGTTCTTTGAAAACGTCGTGTTTGACGGCGGCCGCAGGCAAGCCTTCTCTGCATGCGGTCAGGTTCGCACTACCTACGTTAATTGCCAGTTCATCAACACAGGTGACGACGGAATAGGAACCGCGCCACAGTCCGGTTTTGATTTTGAGCCTATTGCTCCTGCCCGTACAGACGACACTACATTAATTAACTGCTTGTTTAAGAACAACGGCAACACGCAGATGGTTGCTGATTCCGGACAAAACTTTGTTAAAAACGCATTGTTTTACGGGTGTATTTTTGACTGCGACACTGCCACTAACTCAAAAGCTGCATGGACAAAGAACGACTCGTTTGTGTTCCGCGATTGCAAGTTTTTTGGGCAGGTCATTTTTCCCTATGGCAAGTTCTACAACTGCGATGTGACGATGT